GGTACAAAGCTCGCGGGTTTTGTGTAGATTTAGGATTCTACGGGGTGTTTCGTTTCAGGGGATTGATGTGGATATAGGCATCACCGGCCTTAATGATTTTTTAAATGAGCGATCACTGGATCGGTCGCAGGAATCGGCGGTCGCTGAGTTTGATTTCGTTCCTAAGGACGCAATGGTTAGCGGATTGGAATCGATGGCTGATCGCTTGTATGAAAAATTTTGCCGAAAACATTATGCGCTGATCGCGGATATGAAAAAAATCGGCTTGCCTGGTGTTGGCCACCAGTTTCGGCTTGTGACCAGGCGGGCGTTTAATGCGATTCAGTTTATCGAGTTTATCGCGAGCCGGGAGACTATTATCGATTTGCGCATGGTCGTTTACTCGATTAATTTTCAGGCGGCTGAAAAGTTGGTCGAGATGATCGACGAAGGTAAGATTGCAGGGGCTGAAATTTTTATATCAAACCTCCGCAATGGTGCGCATCGCGAGAAAGAGCAGGTGATGAAAAAATTGTTTTTGTCGCACGAAAAAATCAAATTATTTTACTGTTCGTCGCACGCCAAATTGATTAGCTGTGCGACCTCACAAGGAAACCACTACACTATTGAAGGCAGCGGCAACATGTCGAACAATAGCCGTGTCGAGCAATATGTCATCGACAATGACGAAGGATTGTTCGAGTTTACCTGCGCGTGGATGAATGAGATCAAAGAATTTTTAAAAGGTAAAAAAGAGCTAGAAGTGTGTGAAACAACGCATGGCTGATAGCCCAACCGTCGATGTCAAAACTTTGTCTGATTTATTTGGCATCACGCCGCGCCGGGTTCAGCAGTTGGCCGATGAGGGAGAGATCCCCAAAGCTGCGCATGGCGAATATCTGCTTTGGCCCAGCGTGCAGGGTTATATCCGTTATTTGCAAAACTCAAATGCTCGCAAAACAAAATCCGAAAGCACCGAGCGCCTGCGGCTTACCCGTGCGCAGGCTGACAAGATAGAGCTTGAGCTGGCTGTGAGTTCTGGCCGCCTGGTTGATGTCGGCGGTTTCGAAGGAGCGCTCGAAGCTGCAATCGTGTCGGCAAAAACATCGCTTCGGCAATCGGCGCGGAAAATTAAAGAATCAATCACTGAAGACCACGGAGTAGAAATTGATATCAAATGTATCACGCGACATATCGACACAGCCCTTACCCGATTGGCTGAATGTCAGCCAGAACTGGACGAAGGCGCTGAGTCGAGCGTGGACTAACTGGCAACCACCGGCGGACATTACCCGCACGCAATGGGCCGACAAGTATCGCCGGTTGTCTAGCGAGTCGTCTGCTGAACCAGGCGATTATAATTCCATGCGCACGCCCTGGGTGCGTGGCATACAGGCCGCATGTGATGACCCGGAAAGCGAGATGGTTGTGAACATGAAGGCCAGCCAAACCGCCTATACAGATGGCGTTGTTGTCAACGACATGTTGTACCGTATCGACAACGAGCCAAGCGGCATGATTGCGATGTTTGCCAAGCGCGAAAGCGCCGAAGATTTTGTCGAAGAAAAACTAGGTCCGGCTGTCCGCGCGACGCCGCGCATGAAGGGCTTGATCGATATGGAAACCACGCGCAAAGCGGGTATGAAAAAACTCTATAAAAAATTCGCTGGCGGTTTTCTAAAGCTGGGCGGGTCTAATTCGACCGGGCTGGTTAAATCGACCAGTGCGCCGGTCATCTACGTCGAAGAACCTGACGACGCGAACACCAACATCAAAGGCCAGGGGGACTCGATCAAGCTGCTGATTGATCGCTCAAAAACATTTGAATATCGCAAAATCATCTACGGCGGCACGCCAACAGTTAAAGATTTGAGCGCCATTGAAGACGCATACAAAGCATCAGATCAGCGGAAATATTACGTGCCCTGTCACGATTGCGGCGAAAGCCACGTGCTTGAATGGTCAAATGTAAAATGGCAGGACGATGCCGATATCAAGCACGAAATTTATGGTAGTGCTCGCCTGGAAACGGCTGTCTATGTGTGCCCGAAATGCGGGTCGATATGGGACGACAAACAAAAGTTCGCCAACGTCCAGGCCGCTGAAACTACCGAAGGTGCTGGATGGATCGCGCATGCCGAATTCCACGGCACTGCTGGTTTCGGTTATGTCAGTGAATTATACGTGCCGTTTCGTGCCAGCCGGATGTCGAACTTGCTCAAGCGATATCTGGAAGCACGCTATAAATTAAAGCAGGGCGACGACACCGACTACATCACCTGGGTGAACACTAGCGAAGGCCGTCCATACGAATACGAAAACAATAATCTCGATTCCGAAGCGTTAGAAAAAAAGGCCGAAAGCTATCTGGAAAAACAAGCACCCGAAGGCGCGCTAAAAATCACAATGGGCATTGATGTCCAGCACGACCGGTTTGCAATCATTATCCGCGCCTGGGGCCGTGGCGATGAAAGCTGGTTAATATATTGGGGTGAGATTTTTGGGATCATCACCGATAGACAAAATCAAGTCTGGACTGAACTGGAAAGAATTGTTTTTCAAACGCCGATAGAGGGAGCGAATGGCCTGGTTTTGCATAACAGCGCGGCGTCGATGGATACCTCCGATGGTGGCACCTCAGATCAGGTTTATGGATGGATTCGCGACATGAAAAAGAAATATACACTCAGTAAAATAATTCCGATCAAAGGCGCAAGCGATGAACGTGGTGAGAAAGAAATATTCACGCCAAGCGGTCGCGCTGTCGATCATCGTACTCCGACCAAGGCCAGCAAATACGGCTTGCGGATCTTCATGGTCGGCACCAACAAAGCCAAGGATTTAATCAGCGGTCGATTGCAGCTCGATGGCAATGGCCCGGGGAGAATGCACTTTTATAAAAACGTGCGTAAGGATTACTTTGATCAAATCACCGCCGAAGTCAAAGCACCCTCGCGTCGATTCCGAGGCCGAAAAATATGGCAGAAAAAATCAGGCGCGCGCAATGAAGCGCTCGATTGTGAAGTTTACGCACTGCATGCAGCCCGACATGAAAAACTGCATTTAAAAAGCCCCGGCGAATGGGATGACATTGAGCGCCAGCTGAAGCAGGAAGATTTATTTTCAAAGCCAGCCAAAGCGGAAACCGTGAGCAATACTGCAACCAGTACAAACAACGATAACGTCTTTGACACAATACAAGCGAGTGACCCATGGATGTAGCAGCCCGAAATTTAGATTTATTGGAAACCATGCACGAAGAAATAGTTGCCGCCGCGCGCCGGCTGGGTGTGTCGGCGAGTGTATCAGTCGACCTGGCCCTGGCTGTTGAATCCGGTATCCGACGCCGATGTGGCGGCGGTGACTGGTATCTGCCGGTGGAAGATAAAAGCGCGCGGAATAGTTATATATTTGCCGCATTCAGCAGCGGCGAGCAGGTTAAAAAAATCGCGCAACGCGAAAGGCTGGATACTTCAACAGTTTATAGAATTCTGGAAAATTACGGGGTTTCTTGAGAAACCAGCATAGCTTTAAATCCAGGCACTTGTCGCATTTCTCCCCTAAAAATGCAATTCGCTTTCCGGCATAAATAGCGCATGTCATTGCGCGACAACATTATAAACACAATCATCGAGGCCGAAGGCGGATATATCAACGATCCGGGCGACAGCGGTGGTGAAACAAAATACGGCATCACCAAAAGCGTTGCCCGCGCGCACGGCTATGATGGTTTGATGATCGATCTACCCAGGGCCGTCGCATTCGAGATTTATTCAAATACTTACTGGCATAGTGTCAACGCCGATGCATTGCAGCGTGAGTCTGATGCTATCGCGAGAGAAGTGGTCGACACCGGCGTCAACATGGGGCCCGGTCGCGCCGTCAGTTTTCTGCAACGCGCGCTTAATGTGTTTAATCAGCGCGGCAATCTTTACGACGATATCAAAGTCGATGGGCAGAATGGCCCGGCGACTATTATCGCGCTCAGGTGTTATCTCAAGAAACGTGAAGAAGCTGTTTTGCTGACTTCGCTCAATTGCTTGCAGGGTGCAGCGTATGTCGAGCTAGCTGAACGCCGCGAGAAAGATGAAAAGTTTGTTTATGGGTGGTTTAAGAATCGAGTTGGTTTATGAACTGGCGCAGCACTAAATTTATACAGACATCGTTTGTCCTTATCGTAACTTTTATAGCTTTGATGTCTGGAAAGCTGGATGCAATGGCTTACGGTACAGTTATCGGTGTTGCCTTGGCAAACTATGCATATCACGATGTTAAACAGAAAGAGATACTGAAATGACCAGTATTCTCGACATCCTTGGAGTTGGTGCCTCGGTCGCCTCCGGTGGTTTATTCGGCCTTGTCGGTTCAGCCTTTGGCGCATGGATGAAGGCGAAGCAAAAAGCGGCTGAGGTTCAGGAAAAAATAGCTAACCGTATCCACGAGAAGGAAATGTTTCGGTTACAAATGGAAGCTAAGTCACAAGACGGATCATGGGATGCCCTTAAAGCATCATTAAATGCTGAATCAGCGATAGATGCTGTACCGACTTACAGAGGTGTAGCTGCTATAAAGTCATTATT